GATGACCAAGCAGAATAAGCAGACTGAGATGGGCAAGGTTTCGAACCTCATCACAGACATGACTCTTCAGGGAGCTCCACCAGAGGATATTGCTAAGGCTGTTAAGCATGCGCAGGTTGTAATTGATGCCGAAAAGCACAATCTCGACTATAAGAAGAGTGAAGCCGATAACAACATTAAAGAGCTTAAAGAGAAATGGATGAAACACACCAACGAGGCGGGTAATGAGTCTGTTGGAGCATCTACCATTGTATCAAGAGCAAGCTCAGAGAAAACTGTAACGAAGACTAAGGGTAATCCTAATGTGAATCCTTACACGGGAGAACAGTCTTGGGAGGAGATGCGATATTTCGATCCCAAGAAAGGTAAAGAGGTTGTTAAGCCTTCAAAGCGTGTTGAAGAGTATTACACGAAGACAGAATATTGGAACGCGGAAACTCACAAGTGGCAGACTAAGAAGATAGAAGGAGCCAAGGTCAAGACAACTGAAGTCATGAGGACTAAGCAGTCTACTCAGATGGCTGAGACTGATGACGCCATGACTTTGGTTTCTCCTATGAGGCATCCTATAGAGCTTGAGTATGCCAACTATGCCAATACAATGAAGCAGATGGCCAATGATGCTCGAAAAGAAATCTATTCTACAGGCAAACTGCAGTATAATAGGGAAGCCGCTGAAACATATTCTGCAGAAGTCAAGAGTCTTGAGTCAAAGCTCTATCTTGCCAATCTTAACAAACCAAAAGAAAGAGAAGCTAACCGTCTTGCAGAGAGTATTGTTCAAAGGCAGAAGCAGGACAATCCGGATATTTCAAAGGATAAGATGGGAAAGCTTCGTAATCGTGCCATGGTTGAGGCGAGGTTAAGAGTAGGAGCGGATGGCAAGAGTTCGAAAATTTATTTTTCGGATAAGGAATGGGAAGCTATTCAGGCAGGAGCCATCCATGATACAAAGCTCAAACAACTTCTTGATGCATCGGATAAAGATCGTGTTAAAGAGCTCGCTTTACCGAAGCAGAGTAAAGGGCTTACTCCTTCTCAGATATCTACAATGAAAGCAATGCAAGCTTCTGGCTATACACAGAAAGAGATTGCCGATAGACTTGGTGTTTCAGTTTCTACTGTTAGCAAGAACCTGAGATAAGATCTATTTCATATTTAAAAAAAGTACCCCCATATTTAAAATGGGACCATATGTCCGTCTCTTCATATCCCATTTTAAATCGGGGGTATTTTTTATTTCCCATATTCGATTTTCTATTTCCATTTTTGAAATTCTGTTATTCCTTTAAACCCAATATGAACCTAAATATAAAATCTTTTTTCTATTTTGCATATTCCATTTCCTATTTTCGATTTCCTATTTTGCATTTTTGATTTCCTATTTTGCATTCTTGATTTCCTATTTTGCATTTTCAATTTTCTATTTTGCATATCTTGATTTCTTATTTGATTTCCTATTTGATACCCCATTTAACTTTATTAACCCCAATTCTAAATATAAAAGAAGCTTATACTAAGCCTTAATATAGGCGCCTTATAATAGCGGTTTATATAGCCGCCCCTTACACAAGAAAGGAGATACGCATGGTACCTGCTGTAGCGCTTACTACTGTAGACAATCCTTGGGATCCATTCACTCAGTGGGATGAATGGTATGAGTTTGACACGACTCATGGCTATGGTACTTGCTCCTACCTTGCTCGTGTTGCTATGACTTCAGATCAGCTCACACCAATGGAGAACTACAGGATCATAGAGAACGCAATAGATTCAATCATTGACTTGGACTTCCTCCACCTCTATAGAAAAGTATACGAGAAGAAGATCTAAGAATTGAAGTATAAAACTTAGAATTACCAAGAATCGCTGATACTTTTGCTTGTGCTCAAAGAGGCCAAATAAAATATCATATTATTTCATATTAACCCATAGGGGGGTGTCCGAAAATTTGACCCCCCTCCAGCATCGCGCCGGTCTTCATTTTTGCTCCGGCGGATATTTTGGTGCAAACTTTCCCTTTTCAGAAGGGCATAAGGCGACCTCATATTGCCTCTAGTTCATCGCAAATCCCTACTGCATATTTGTTCCGGTTTTCTTGGTTTTTCTCCTGCACATATACTATCCTTATGCCCTTCTGAAAAGGGTCCAAAGTCCCACCAATCTATATTTATTCAAACATTTAGTTCAAGAGAAAGGAGGTAAGACCGTTGGCTAAGACAACCAAGAGTATGTCTGAAGCAGGGTCAAAGAGGTCACGTCCGGCATCAACGCCAGAAGGTTTCGAGAATCAGATCATTGCTGCGGCCAACGACCTTGCTTACCAACAGATATTAGATGGCACCGTGTCATCACAAGTGCTTGTACACTACCTTAGACTTGGCTCAAGCCGCAATCAGTTAGAAGCTGAGAAGATTAGAAAAGAAACAGCCCTCCTCGAGTCTAAAAAGAATCTCGTAGATTCCTCTCAGCATATCGAAGAACTCTACAGCGAAGCCATCAAGGCATTTAGAGGCTATAGAGGAGAGAGCGAGGAGGATGTGGAGGTTTTTCATGAGTGATGTTTTAATACACTATGGCGTTAAAGGTATGAAATGGGGTGTTCGACGGTATCAGAATTCGGATGGTACTCGCATAGGTAACAAATCAAATCCTAGCGAAGCAGCTTCGAAGTATAAAAGCAAAGACACGCAGACAGCTGTTAATGCTTGGAAGAAACATGATGACGTGTATTGGAATGAGGTTGACCCAGCTCGTGATAAATACTTCAAAGCTAAATCGAAGTATGGGGATAATGATCCTCGCACTGAAGAAGCACAAAAAGCAATGATGAAGGCGATTGATAAAAGTGATCAATACGCTAAGATTGCTGTTGAGAAGTTTAAAGATATTCCGTATGAGGATATTGACGAAGATGTTTTGAGAATTGGTCAGCATTCAGCTACATGGAAATCCGATGTAAAAGTTGAGGACATAGATAGCTATAAGGGGCCAACTATTGATAGATGGTCATCCGAGAAGCAGGACTTCGTTCCATATAAATTCGAAAGTACCAACCCGAATGTTGAGATTCTTGGCGATGCGCCAGGTGGAGAAATAGCTCTTAGAAGACGACCAAAGAAAGCTGACCCCGTTGCAGACGCAAAGGCTGCTCAGAAACGTAAAGCTGATACAGCGCGTTCTGAAATACAAGATCTCAAGGATGCATATAGATTAACGGGAGATAGATCGTTTCTAAAGGCCGCTAAAGATCGTGAGCGGAAGCTTAAAAGAGGTAAATCAAAATGAAAGACATCTTAATACACTACGGCGTCAAAGGAATGAAGTGGGGCGTCCGTAAAGAATACGAAGGAACCGGCGGCGGAGGTGGAGGCGGCTGGGGTCCTAATAGCATCGCAACCGGAGGCGGTCCATCTCCACTCGCAGCTTCTATGGCTGGCAACCCAAAGAAAAAGAAGACCGTCGGCAAAGCCGAAGTTCAGAAGATGGGTGTTAAGGATAAGAAGAAAGTTGATCCTCGACACGAACGAGCAAAGAGCGATTTGGTCAACACTTTGTCTGAATACAACGAGAGTATGAACTCGTACAACGTAAAAGGTTTTACGAAGAGCGAGAAAAAGTTAGAGAAACAGCTTAATTCGTTTTTTAAAACTTACGGTGACGATTCCATTTCAAACATTGATTCTAAATTATTAAACGATGGTAGAACAATGTTCGAGGTACAGTTCAAGAGCGATGACTTTAAGTATCTTATCATCGATGATGTAATCGTTAAAGCTAAGCCATGAAAACCTACTCCAAACTAATCACGCTCCCAACATTCGAGGAGCGTTTTAATTATCTCTTGATTGGAGGAGAGGTCGCCGCTGACACATTTGGTTACAATCGTTATCTCAATCAGGACTTCTACCATTCACCAGAGTGGAGAAGATTCAGGCGAGATATGATCATCAGAGACCAAGGTTGCGAGATGGCACTCCCACCAAACGAGATCCACTCTCGAATCATCCTTCATCATCTTGAGCCAATCGAGGCAAATGATATTTTAGAACTTACTTCAAAACTTATGGACCCCGATAATGTTGTGTGTGTATCCCACAGGTTACACAACGCGATACATTATGGGGATCTTTCTGTATTAGAGCCGATCTTTCATGTTAGAAGACCGGACGACACGAAACTTTGGTAAGGAGGAACCGATGTACTATGATCCATAACGCCGCCAATCCGCAAGAACATATAAACCATAGGAGGACATTATGACAAAGAAAGAGAGATTGCTTGAGCGCTATCTTGAGACCCATACTCTCGCTGATTATGAGGCTTATGCTGCTTGCCCAGAAGGTGTAGAAGAAGAGCCAGTACGCAGGGGACTGAAGGAGTCTGACGATAAGCCTTCAGCAAAGTCCCGCAGTAAGAGAGGTTAATTCAAAATGGGTTCGGAAGCAAACATTCTTAATAGTGTTAAGAAGGTGTGTAATGTTGCCGAATCAGATACATCGTTTGATACAGACCTGATCCTTTACACTAACGCTGAGCTTGGTAAGCTTGTTCAGCTTGGTGTCGGTGATTCACCATTTGTCCTTGACGATGGTTCAGAAGAATGGTCGGATTTTCTTGATGAAAGCTCGGATGAGGCCGAGATGGTGAAGTCATATGTAGGGGTAAGTGTCAGACTGGTGTTCGACCCACCAGCGTCTGCTTCGGTTAAAGAAGCACTAGAAAACTACAAAAACGAATTAGAGTGGCGTATTAATTACGCTGTTGATCCGGGAAAGGAGGAAGACTGATATGGACGAGTACATTATCCACTATGGGGTAAAAGGTATGAAGTGGGGCGTTCGTAAAGACGATTACCACGCCAAGAAGGGTCCTGCTCTTAGCACCGGTTCAAATGACTATGGTAATTCCGTAGCGAAGATGACATCAAAGTTTATTGCAGGCGGGCATCCTGAAGCGAGTACTAAGAAGAGCTCAAGCGAGAAGTCCGATGGTGATAAGAAAAAGAAGGAGGAAGAAACACCTCTTGAGAAAGGCATTAAAGCTGGCAATTCAGCCGGAAAGATAGCACAGAAAGGCTCATCTGCCGCAAAGAAGGTTGCTAATGCCACAAAAAAGCCAAGAACATCACAGGATCTTAGTCAGCTTAGCGATGCTGAGCTTCAGAGAAGGGTTAACCGCATCAATCTTGAACGTCAGTATAACTCTCTTACTCAGCCAGAGGTTAAGAGCGGCTGGGATAAAGCGAGTGAGATTCTGGACGTAACCGGGGACCTCATCATGATAGGAGTCGGTATAGCCACAATCTATAAGACATTCAAGAAGTGATTGTTACTTGAGATAAAAGGAGAAAAATCAAAATGGCTTTATCGAATACTGCAACGCCGAGGTATTACGGCGAGTTTCGAGATGCCGTAATAAAAGGGAAGATTCCCGTATGCAAAGAGATCTCTATGGAGATGAATCGAATAGACGATCTCATAGCGAATCCCGGAGTTTACTATGATGAAGAGGCTATCAACGGCTTTATAAAGTATTGCGAGGCAGAACTGACTTTAACAGATGGTTCTCCTCTTTTTCTTTTGGACTCATTTAAGCTTTGGGCTGAGCAATTGTTCGGTTGGTATTACTTCGTTGAGCGAAGTGTGTATGAGCCGAACCCAGATGGTAATGGTGGGCATTATGTCAGGAAGATGGTCAAGAAGCGGCTTGTTAACAAGCAATACTTGATTGTTGCCAGAGGTGCCGCAAAGACGATGTATTCGTCCATAATACAAAGTTACTTCTTGAACATTGATACTGAGACAACTCATCAGATAACTACCGCACCAACAATGAAGCAATCGGACGAGGTGCTCTCTCCGATTAGAACATCTATAACGGTTTCCCGTGGACCACTATTCAAGTTCCTAACTGAAGGATCTCTCCAGAATACAACAGGCTCTAAAGCAAACAGACCAAAGCTTGCTTCGACTAAGAACGGTATTGAGAACTTCTTAACGGGTTCAAGGCTTGAGCCAAGACCTATGAGGATCGACAAGCTTAACGGTCTTAGGACCAAGATCAATACCGTCGATGAATGGCTCTCTTGTGACATTAGAGAGGATGTTGTCGGTGCTATTGAGCAGGGTGCTTCGAAGCTTGACGACTATTTGATCGTTTGCACAAGTTCTGAAGGTACAGTACGAAACGGACCTGGCGACACAATCAAGATGGAATTGACGGAGATTCTGAAAGGTGAATACTTTGCTCCGCATGTATCTATTTGGTGGTACAAGCTAGATTCACCGGAAGAGGTCGGAAATCCTGAGATGTGGATTAAGGCACAGCCGAACATCGGAAAGACTGTAAGTTATGAAACATATCAGCTTGATGTAGAAAGAGCTGAGAAAGCGCCGGCTACAAGGAATGACATACTGGCTAAGAGATTTGGTTTGCCTATGGAAGGGTACACTTACTTCTTCACATATGACGAGACTATTTGTCATAGACCAAGATCGTTCTGGAATATGCCGTGTGCCCTTGGTGCTGACTTATCACAGGGCGACGACTTCTGTGCATTCACATTTATGTTCCCACTTAGAGATGGTCGCTTTGGTATTAAGACAAAGAGCTACATCACAAGTAAGACTTTAGCGAAGTTACCACTTGCTATGAGAACGAAGTATGAAGAGTTCATCAATGAGGGGAGCTTGATCGTTCTTGAAGGGACGGTTCTTGACATGATGGATGTCTACGATGATCTCGATAGACACATTGAAGAGAATGGTTATGATGTCCGATGCTTTGGTTTCGACCCTTATAACGCTAAGGAATTTGTAGACCGTTGGGAGCGGGAGAATGGTCCTTTTGGAATAGTTAAGGTTATACAGGGAGCCAGAACAGAGTCAGTTCCTCTTGGCGAACTTAAGAACATGGCTGAAGAGAGAATGCTTCTCTTTGACGAAGTTCTCATGGAATTCGCTATGGGTAACTGCATTACGTTAGAAGACACCAATGGCAACCGCAAGCTTTATAAGAAGAGAAGGGATCAGAAGATCGATAATGTCGCGGCAATGATGGACGCATATGTCGCGTACAAGGAGAACAAAGAAGCTTTTGAATGAGGAAATTCAAAATGGATTATTGGAGGTAGTTTATGTCATTAGGAGATAGACTCCAACATGCCTGGAACGCCTTTACCAATAGAGACCCAACGGCTATCTATGTAAACACCGGACCAGGCTATTCTTATAGACCGGATCGAAGGCCACTGCCAAGGAGCTCAGAACGATCGTCAGTTGCGGCAATAGTAACAAGGATGGCTATTGATGCCGCAACAATAGACATTGAACACATTAGACTCGATGACAACGATAGATTCAAAGAAGTCGTTAATTCGGGTCTTAATTATTGTCTGAACACTTCTGCCAACATCGATCAGACCGGATTCGCATTCAAAGTGGATCTTTATAAGACACTGCTCGAAGTTGGAGTTGTAGCTATTGTTCCGGTCGAAACATCAACAAACCCCGACGAGACTGAATCCTATCGGATAGAAAACATGAGAATCGGGGAAATCGTGGAGTGGTTTCCTAAGCACGTAAAGGTAAATCTCTATGACGAACGAATCGGAAAGAGACAGGAAATCGTTCTACCAAAATCTAATGTTGGAATTGTTGAGAACCCATTCTATTCCACAATGAATAGCCCAAACTCAACATTCCAGCGTCTTAATCGAAAGTTAAACCTTCTTGATTATGTAGATGAGCAGTCAAGCTCTGGGAAGCTCGATCTTATCATCCAGCTCCCATACACGATCAAGTCTGAAGGTCGTCGTCAGCAGGCAGAATTGCGTCGGAAGACTATCGAGACTCAGCTTGTAGGTTCGAAGTATGGAATCGCTTATACCGATGCGACAGAGAAGATTACTCAGCTTAACAGGCCAGTCGAGAACAATCTTCTGACACAGGTTCAAAACCTTAAAGAGGATCTTTACTCAGAGCTGTGTATTACTAAGGAAATCCTGAACAATACAGCAGACGAGAAGACCATGAATAACTACTATTCAAGGACTATTGAACCGATTCTGACAGCTGTTGTCGACGAAATGAATCGTAAATTCTTATCTAAAACAGCACGATCCCAGCAGTACAAGCACAAGATAGCTTTCTTCAGAGATCAGTTCAGTTTGCTCTCGCTTACTGATATCGCTACTGTCGGAGACTCTCTGACAAGGAACGAGATTCTGACCTCCAATGAAATTAGGCAGCATATCGGTGTGAAACCATCTACTGATCCAAACGCTGATGTACTGAGAAATAAGAACATTGCACCTAGCGAATACAATCAGTATTCTGGCGAACCGAATGCCGGCGGTACAGAGCTTCCTATGGAGACAGAACCGCCTGCCGAGGTTTTAGTGTCTGAACTTGAATAGCTGGAAATACACAGAAAGGAACAATTCAAAATGGATCAGAATTATGACTTTGTTGGTTGGGCCACTGTGAATGATCGTCTTTGCTCAGATGGACGAACTATAAGGAGAGATGCGTTTAAGGACTGCGACGGTATTACCGTACCACTTCTTTACAACCATCAGCATGGAGATCCTCTTTGTGTTCTCGGACATGCACTCCTTAAGAACGAACCTGAGGGCGTTAAATGCTATGGCAAATTCAACAAAACTGAAAGCGGAAAGGCTGCAAAGCTCATTCTCGATAACGGGGACATAGTTGGTCTTTCAATCTTTGCGGATCAGCTTAAGCAGAAGGACAAAGGACAGGGACTGAAAGATGTACTCCACGGAAAGATTCGTGAAGTAAGTCTCGTTCTTGCCGGTGCTAACCCTGGAGCAAGGATCAAAGATGTAATGTCTCATGACGACTCCGAAGGAGAAGCCGCTTATATCGAGTTCATCGGTGAAGAGTATGAAGTTGTTTGCCATGGTGAATTCGAAGGGCCAGAGGATGAAGTAGAGATCCCTGTTACCTCATCAGAAGAGACGATCGAGCATTCAGATGGCACTAAGGAAAAGGAGGAACCAATGGCTGAAGAAGCTAAAAAGGAAGAAGAGAAGAAGGAAGAGGGTAAAACCGTCCAGGAAATCTTCGACACAATGAACGAAGACCAGAAGAAAGTTACTTACTTTATGATCGGACAGGCTATTCAGGATACTCTCAATGGAGACCTGCCTGACGATGAAGAAGACAATGACGAAGGAGAAGATAAAGAAATGACTCACAACATTTTCGAGGGTGAAAACGCAAAAACAGAAGTCCTGTCTCATTCCGACATCGAAGAGATCTTCAAGAATGACTGGAAGAGATATGGAAGCCTTAAAGATGCCGTAGAAGCAAGACTCGAGGGCGGCACGCTCATGCATGCAGTAACAGATGATTCAGGTAAGACTATCTCTTATGGTGTGGCTAACATCGATTATCTGTTCCCGGAAGCTAAGGCGCTTGATAACCCACCGGCATTCATCAAGAGAAACCAGGAGTGGGTTGGCGTTGTTATGAACGGTGTACATCATACACCATTCAGCAGAATCAAGTCCGTATTCGCTGACATCACAATGGATGAAGCAAGGGCTAAGGGATACGTTAAGGGTAACGTGAAGACCGAAGAAGTGTTCAAGCTGCTCAAGAGATCAACAACTCCAACAACAGTATATAAGAAGCAGAAACTTGACAAGGATGATATTCGTGACATCGTTGACTTCGATATCGTAGCATGGCTCAAGAAAGAGATGAGAATGATGCTTGACGAGGAACTCGCAAGAGCATTCCTTATCTCCGATGGAAGATCATCTGTTGACGATGATAAGATCGACGAAGACTGCATCAGACCAGTATGGAAGGATGACGATCTGTACGTAGTAAGAAAGTCCCTGACATTTGCTGCAAATGCAACAAACGACGATAAGGCTAACGCTATTATCGATGCTGCTATCGAGTCTCAGGAAGATTATGAGGGCTCCGGTTCCCCACTGTTCTTCTGCGACAGATGGTTCCTCACAAGAGCTCTTCTGATGAGAAACCAGATCGGAGAGAGACTGTACAAGTCTGCAGCAGAACTTGCTGCTGAGATGGGCGTTTCCAGAATCATTCCAGTTCCTGTGTTCAAGAACCAGACAAGAGCTGCCAGAACTGGAACTACTGAGACTGGCACATTCAAGCTGATCGGTATCGCACTTAACCTTGATGACTACAATGTAGGCGCAGACAAGGGCGGAGCTGTAGATATGTTCGATGACTTCGATATCGACCGCAACCAGGAGAAGTACCTGATCGAGACCAGATGCTCTGGCGCTCTGATCAGACCGAAGTCAGCGATCGTAATCGAGGAGGCCGTTAGTGGTGCTACAGGCGCTACTGGCGCAACAGGTGCATAATGTCTTGCGTCCTATTCACAAGCAATAGGGAACTAAATCGTGCAGAGAACTTGAAGGCTGTATACGATGCATATGGCGGCGAAAAACGTTTCGCGAAATTCTGCAATGTACACGACCTTCATTCTGGCCGATATAGTCTGCAAGTTTCTGACGAATTGCCAGGAGACACTGTGGGTAAATGTCTGTTTATTTGGCATGGTATGGGTGCTTGCAAAACTTATGGGTTAGACCAACCGAATCCGTATTTCAAGAACCCGAGTTTGGTAACATACGCGATTGCTTCAAGTAAGGATATCGTTCCTATAGCGGCAAAGTCGATAGGTATATCTGAATCGCAAATCATACCAACAGGCATGCCAAGGACTGACGCTTATTTCAAAGCTGAAATGATTGTAACAGAGCCTAGTAAATTCCTATATGCTCCGACATTCAGAGGTGGTGATTGGAAACCGAATTGGAACAAATTGCACATGCGGGATGGTGATGAACTCGTTATCAAGCCACACATGCTGACAAGGCGTCTCACTCCCGATGGGAAGACGTGGAAACAGATAACTGAGTACAACAGCAATTATCCGACAGCGCCTCACCTTATGTGGTGCGACGTCTTGATAACCGATTACTCATCTATTATGTTTGACGCCTATGTAATGCGAAAGCCCGCAGTGCTGTTTGCGAAGGATAAGGAATACTACCTCAAAACAAGAGGTGTGTATCTGCCATATCCGTACAGCTATTCTGACTATTACTGCGACAAAGAGGAAGAGCTAATGGACATGGCTCATGAAGCAAGATGGAACGACAATTTTGAGAGAATAAGAAATTTCCACGCTGGAGCTTGTGATGGGCACGCAACTGAACGAGTGCTCGATTTAATAAGGAGCATGATATGAAAATCCTAATAGCGACCCCGACTTTCGAAAACATTTACCCTGATACGTTCAAGTCAATCTACGACTTGGATACTTCGGGACATGAAACCCTGTTTGAATTTGTGCGCGGTTATGATTGCGCCACTGCAAGAAACAGAATCGCACAAATTTCGATAGACAAGGCGGTTGATTATGTTCTCATGGTTGATAACGATGTTGTGCTTCCAAGAGATGCGATAGTCAATTTACTTGACGATCCAAAGGATGTGTGCCTTGGGTATTATGCGCACAGGGATTCAGATAATATTTATAGAGGACGCACTTGTGTGTGTAAGCTTTATATGAAAAACGGCGATATGTATTTTAACTATCCGCTTGAGAGCGAATACACAGCAGAAGAATTAGCGTCTTTGCGAGATAAAGGAGAGCACAAGGTACGGATACACGGCGGTGGTATGGGCTGCGCATTCATTAATACGAATGTCTTTAGGCGTCTTTCATATCCTTGGTATGATTGGGTTAATTATGCTGACAATAATCGTGGAATGTTATCAGAGGATTTATATTTCTGCGAGAAATGTCGTGGTGCAAACATTCCAATTTTTACAGATACGAGAGTCGGTGGTGGGCACTTGCTCCGTCGTGTTCAGTGGCCCGAATAGGAGGATCGATAATGGCGAGATTTAGCGGTAAAGTCGGCTACTTGATAACTGCTGAAGAGATTGTTGACGGAGAGCCGACAGGCGTATGGAAGGAAACGTATAGAGATAGACCATATTTTGGAGACATCGAACAGCTTTCTTCCAGATGGAGCTCTGGCTCTAATCTGAATGATGATGTCGTTATGACAAATACTATCAGCATAGTAGCCGATCCGTTCGCCTTTGAGAACTTTCAAAAGATGAAATACGTAGAGTGGAGAGGACAGAAGTGGAAGATTGAATCTGCTTCTGTCCAAACCCCAAGAATAGTTCTTTCTGTAGGAGGTGTTTACAATGCGGACCCGAATGGACTTGCACAGAGCACTTCGTAACGTTCTTGGGCCGGATGGTGATGTGCATGTGTATTATCAACCTCCGGAGAGCGTAAAACTAGAGTATCCCGCTATAGTCTATCACCGCAATACGGTTAGACAGACTTATGCAGATAACGCTCCATATTTTAACCGCCCTATGTACACAATTACTGTAATTTCTAAGGATGTGGATAGTCCGATTGTTGATGTGCTTCTTGAATGGCCGAAATGTTCATACAATCGCCACTATAAGAGTGACAATCTTTGTCATGACACATTCGAATTATATTTATAGGAGGAAATAAATGGCTATTACATGGCATGATGCCGGTACACGTAAGTACGAAGTAGGTGTAGAGAAAGGTGTTCTGTACCCAATAAGCAATGCTGGCACATATACGACCGGTGTTGCTTGGAATGGTCTTTCTGCTGTAAACGAGAGCCCATCCGGTGCTGAGGAGACCAAGGTTTATGCCGATAACATCAAATACCTCGGTCTTATGTCGGCTGAGGAGTACGCAGCAACCATAGAGGCATACTACTATCCTGATGAGTTCGCAGCATGCAACGGCGAGGCTGATCTTGTAGACGGTGTGACGATCGGACAGCAGACGAGACAGAAGTTCGGATTCTCTTATGTTACAAAGCTTGGTAACGAGGTTATGGGGGAGAATTATGGATATATTCTCCATCTTGTTTATGGTTGTGTAGCCTCCCCATCTGAGAGAAACCATCAGACAATCAATGATTCACCGGAAGCTTCCGCAATGTCTTGGGAAGTTAGCACAACTCCGGTTGAGGTTGGAACAATAAACGGCGTGGCTTACAAACCAACGGCTACAGTTAACATCGATTCGACAAAGGTCGATTCTACGAAGCTTACTGCTCTTGAGGGCATTCTTTATGGTTCTACTAACGGAGATGGCCCAAGACTCCCGCTTCCAGGTGAGATCTATACTCTCTTCTCGGCTGGCGCTACAGGCGCTACTGGTGCGACAGGCGGAAACTAAGGAAGAGGAGACGCAGGAGCATAGAATTATTAGGAGGTGGCTACATCAGTCACCTCCTTTTTAAATGAAAAGGAGAAAAGCCATGATATCAAAGACGATTAAGTATACAGACTTTAATGACAACGAAAGGAACGAAGTTTTCTACTTTCATTTATCCAAACCGGAGCTGCTCGAGACTTACATCAAGGGTGGAGAAGAGAAGCTGATTGACACGCTTAAGAAGGCTCTTAAAGAAAGAGATGCTGTAACATTCTTTGACCTTCTTAAGGATGTAATTCGTCTTGGCTACGGTGAGAAATCCGAAGACGGTAAGTACTTTACAAAATTCGACAGCCAGGGTCGCAGGCTTGGCGATCTGTTTATCACATCAGAGGCGTACTCTGTTCTTCTGATGGATGATCTGTTTAACGACATCACAAAAGCTACAGAGTTTCTGATGGGTATGTTCCCAGCGGACATCAGACCTACACAGGATGAGATCGATGCCGCACTTAAGGACGTTGAAGGCGAAGCAGCAGGAGAGTAATCATGCTTGTTATAAAGATTCCTGAGACCGAGTTCTATGATGAGAAAACAAATCGGTTTGGCTTAATACCTGCTCAGGAATTAAGACTTGAGCATTCGCTTTTGTCGATTTCAAAATGGGAATCAAAATGGCATAAACCGTATTTGGATACGAAATCTTATGAGAAGACAAGCGAGATGAACTTCGATTACATTAAGTGTATGACGATTACGCAGAATGTATCGGACATGGTCTATAGCTGTCTTACTCAGGAAAACATCGATGAAATAGCTAAATACATAGCTGACCCTATGACCGCTACATGGTTCAGCGATGAAAACAAAAATCATTCAAGCTCGGAGATCGTTACTTCCGAGCTTATTTATTATTGGATGACCGCTACAGGAATTCCGTTTTCTTGTGAGAAGTGGCATATCAATCGTCTTTTGACACTTATTAAGATTTGCAGCATCAAGAATGGAAAGCCTAAGAAAATGTCGCAGAGGGAAACAGCGGCTCGCTACAAAGCCTTGAATGCTGCTCGCAGAGCAAAATTTGGATCAAAGGGGTAAATAACTATGGCGAGTAACGGTTGGGAAAAGACTTTGGCTTTTCTTAAAAAGTTTTCTAAACCAGACCCATTTGATAAGTACTATGACGAAGCTGGTAAAAGAGGTGTCGAGGCATTAAGACAAGCCACCCCAAAGGAAACTGGAAGACTTGCTTCATCTTGGTACTATGTTGTGATCAAAAATGGCGGAGATGTCACTATTGAGTGGCATAACAACGATATTGAAGGCGGCTATAATGTCGCTATTTTAGTTCAGTATGGGCATGGCACCGGAACTGGTGGTTATGTCTATGGACAAGACTTCATTAATCCGGCAATGCTGGATGTATTTCAAAAACTCGCTGACGATTTGTGGAAGGAGGTAACAAGCTCATGAGTCAGACTGTTGAGACGAAAGTCATAGAACTACAGTTTAAGAGCGACGATTTTGCTAAAAAAGCAGAAGAAGCGGCTACGAGATTGGAACTCCTTAACAGAAAGTTAGACGATTTTAAAACACATGGGCTGGAGGGTTTAACCAAATCGGCTCAGAATGTAAATCTTAACAGCCTTGGTGAATCGGTAGACGAGGCTGGAAAGAAGTTCAATGCGTTAGAGAAGATTGCTACAGGCGCATTGATGACTATTGGCAATTATATTGCCAGAACAGGTGCCAGGCTTATCAACAACCTGATATCTCCGATCACAAGTGGTGGTCTTCAGAGAGCTATGAACATCGAACAGGCCGGATTCCAGTTCGAGGGTCTTGGTGTCGAGAAATCTAAGGGTCATGAGAACTTGTCGTATTATCATGAAGTAATGGAGGCAGTTCTTGGCACAGCATACTCCTACGACGTCGCTGCTAAGGCCGCTTCTCAGCTTGCAGCATCTAATGTCGGTGTTGAGAAAAGTTCTAAAAAAATGGCCGATGGCTCAAAGAAGGACACCATGGTCATGAATGATAACATGACTGAGATTCTTAAGGGTATCGCGGGTGTTGCTTCGATGTCCGGTTCATCTTTTGAGGATATTTCTCAGATATTTACAACTGCCGCCGGTAAGGGCAAAGTCCAGGCCGAGGAGTTTAGAAGGCTTGCAGTAAGAGGTCTCAACGCCTCAGCTGTATTGGCTAAAGCTCTTGGCGTCACCGAGGAAGAAGTAAGCGAGATGGCTCGTAAGGGTGAGATTGATTTCCAAACTTTTGCTAATGCTATGTCTGAGGCATATGGTACCCACGCTAAGGATTCTACAAAGATGTTCACCGGTGCTATGGAAGACCTTAAGGCGGCTTTGGCAAGAATAGGTGCGGACTTTTATGGTCCGGCTCTTACTGGTGCTAGGGATATTTTAAACTCTTTAACACCTCTTGTTGATGTATTACATGAAAAAATTTCGGGAGCTTTAACTACTTCTACGAATCTTCTTGGCAAAGCTTCTCAGAAGGCAACACAGTTCTTTGATTTAATATCGTTCTCATTAAAGCTTATGGAGAGAAAAGAAGGAGACACTACAACTTGGGGGTCGCCTCTTCTTTCATGGATTGAGGGTAATTTAGGCCACGAGGCCGGTCTTCTTGATGCCTTTGGAGATACTACTAAAGCGGTTAGTTTGGCCATAGACGATCTCGGTGCCGGTCTCGACAATTTCGGAAAAGGTTATAAAATAGACGGAATTAAAATGCTGTCGCAATACCTTAATATTTCGATGGAAGAAGTTAAAGAAGGTATTGATAACGGGACTATTGGTTTAAAAGAGTTTGATGCTGCGATCTTAGATTTATATTCGCAGTCCACGAAGTTTCAGAAAGCGATGTCAAGCGATGAGCTGAAAGAGTGGATGTGGACTTGGCATGAAACGGCACGAAACGCAGAGTCCGGCGAACGGCTTTTCAAAGTCGCAGAGAATATTTCAAAGGTATTCACTGGTCTTAAGGATGTTATTAATGCTGTAAAAGATGCGTTCAAGGCGTTCGGTTCTATCGCGGGAACAGTTGTAGTAGCATTAGAGCCTCTTTGGAAGCTTGTTGGACAGACAGTTATAGCATTTTCTGAATTCGTTTCAAAAGTGCTTAATCATATTGCAGATAGTAAGGGTTTCCAGATTATCGCAGATGGCATTAACCGGCTATTAACTGGAGCCGCAAAACTCCTCCATGTAACTGAAATCGTAGGTGCAGCAGCAACAGTAATCATAAGGATATTTGACGAGTTAGCGAGCGCTGTTAAAGCGGTTTATGACGGCGTTCTTAAGATAGTCAATACTGTTATTGAAATTCTTGATCATACTATTGAGAAGCTTGCTGCAACATTTGGAAATGTTGCTGTTCTCATTAATATAATAAAAAAGCTCAGCTTAGTTGCTATACTTGGATCTCTTGCAAAGGGTCTTGATGCGATATTTAGACCTTTTGAATACGCAACGAATGTTGTTGATATGCTGAAGAATGCTGTTAAATCTGTTGAAAACATATTTAAGAACATCGAAGGACTTTCCAAGAATATCAAGAATGTATTCGGTAACCTTGCAGCAGGTCTTAAGGAGCTTACAGCTTCGATCAGGGCAGACACTATCTTAAAGTATGCTATTGCCCTTTCGATGCTTGCTGGTTCTTTATATTTGCTTTCGCAGATCGATGCCGAGAAAGCGGCGCAGTCTGTTGGCTTATTTGGTAGTACTGTAGCCGGTCTTGTAGCATCATTTGCTATTATCACCGGTATTATGGGAAAAGCCGATAAGATGGCTAAAACAGCAGAGAAGGGTAATTTTATCGAAAGAATATTCGGCAAATTGATCGGTAGAGGCGCAGATAAGTATAAGAGCGTGGGCAACTTTATGGTCAAGATGGCAGCTGCGGTATTTATTTTAGCCGCTGCTATGAAAGTTGTAGGCGATTTGCCATCGGATAAGATCATCTACGCCGCAGGAGCAATTGAATTACTTTTGCTTACTCTTGCAGGTGTTGCTAAGGTTTTGGCCGGTACAGACAGTATAACTATGTCATTCTCTAAGGGCTTTGAGAAGTCTAGTAAGAGGATGACAAAAGGCCTTGCCGGACTTATTGCTATGTCTGCTGCTGTCTATATTTTGGCTAAAGCTATGGAGAATCTTTCGAACCTTAATCCGGATAAACTTGCAACAAGTTTTGCCTTTATGAGCGCTATTCTTTGGGAGCTTGTTGGTGTTGTATACGCAATGTCGAAGTTTAAAGCGAAAGGATTCCTTAAGGCATCAGTATCGCTCCTTATATTTGCGAAAGCTATTGAGATGTTCATGAATAACCTTAAAATTCTATCTGAATTTAAGGATCAGGATGCACTTAACAGCGCAATGATAAAGCTTGCAGGACTTATCGCGATGCTTACAGCGGCATCGATTGCCATATCTAAATTTGGTGGTATGGGCCTGTTCGATGCTGCGGCGATTTATATTTTCGTACAATCGATAACGAATCTTGTAGAGGGACTTAAGCTTCTAACCACTCTCGATTCAGAAAGTACGGCTAACGCGTTCAAATATCTGATTACGCTCATGGCTATACTTGTAGTCGCGGTTGGAGCTCTTGGCGCTCTTGGCAGTGTTGGCCTTGGTGCATCTATTGCAATTTATATTTTCGTACAGGCAATCGATGTGCTTGTAGACAGTCTTCTCAAAATAGCTGGTGCTAATCTCGAGAGTGTTGGAACGGCTATTATTGCTCTTGCCGGAGCTATATTCGTGCTTGGAACCGCATGTGCAGTATTCAAGATAATACCAATAGCAGGAATTCTTAAATTTGGATTAGCTTTAGGCATCATCGTTGTTGCTGCTATTGGTTTTGGTGCGGCAGCGTTTGCAATAGGTCTTGGTCTGCAAGCTATGGCTATGGGCATTAAAGCACTCAGCGAAGTGCTTCCGGCTGTTGGAGAATTCTCAGCGGCATTCATGGCCGTAGTTATATTACTTGCCGCCGCTATTGCGATATTATCGCCATTCACCCTTGCGTTGATTGGACTTGGTATCGCATTTGCTATATTTGCGGCTTCGATTCTCGGAATAGGTACCGGTCTACAGATGCTCGCTGCTGCAATAGAGACATTGACGAGTTTAAAGGACACTTTGCCTACGGTGGCAAAGAGCCTTAAAACCTTCTTCAAATCGGTTAAAGGCTTAGCCAATGAAGCATCAAGTCTTGATGAGGCGGCGACGACTATTAGCTCGGCACTTACCAAAATCGGTAATTCCGCCGCAGATGTGTCAAAGAAATTTGCCGGGTTCAAGACTTCTGGCAGAAGGTTAGCTAAGGACCTTGCAGCCGGAGTAACGGAGGACGATACTGTCGTATCAAACGCATTCAAGACCATACTCGATAAATCTATATCTTCCTCAAAGAAGTACTCGTCGAAATTCCATTCGGTTGGATCGAATCTGGTAGCGGGACTCATTAGAGGAATTAATAGCCAGATGGGTACACTCGAAAATGCTGTAGAGCGACTTGAGGATAAAGCCGAGAGAGCTGTCGAAGCTAAGGCTAAAATCAAATCACCGTCGAGAGTATGGGCTAAGATAGGCGCGTTCCTCGGCATGGGTCTTGCAAGAGGTATAACCAATTCGGAAAGCACTGTCGTAAGAGCATCAGAAGGCCTCGCAGAGATATCGTCAGAAGCTATGAATTCCGCCATTAGTGTTATATCTGATAAGCTTGGGAATGGTGATTTCAACCCAACAATCACACCTGTCGTCGATTTAAGTCGTGCTGCAGCATCTGCAAGCGAGCTTAGTGCTATGTTTAGCTCGGAAAGAGCGTTCTCTGTTGCCGCGTCTATGAATAACCAAATGACTCCTGCTGACCGTATTACAGGTGCTATAGGAGCTCTTGGCTCACTCATGGGCCAAAATGGAGTAACGAATATCTACAATATGGACGGTGTAACATATTCTAACGGCAGTGAGATTGCTCAGGCAATGGAAGTTATTGCTAACGCGGTTCTTGTTAACGGGAGGGCATAATGGCGAAAACAGCATACAAAGTAACACACCTTGCTGTTGGTCAGCAGGGTAGCACCGGCACCACCGTTTATGCTACTTGGACCGCGTTCAGTAGTGCAAAACAGAAAAACATCGAAAGTATATCTGTCGCGTGGCAATATAAGGTTTTGAACAATGCTGGCAAAGCCGTTTGGCTTAAAGGTTCCACAGAGACAATCGGTAGAGGTTCAGTCAAGTCTGGAACATATTCAGCTCCAAGCGAATCACTTGCGGTGTATGTTAGCGTAGCACCAGTCCTTACAAAGAAGGGTAAGAAGAAAGCAACGGCTAAAGCAGTATCTGCAACGAGATCGTTCGCGGGCAATGCTCCCGCTAAGCCGAGTGCGCCATCCGCATCTATCGATGGCTATACTCTTACCTTAAGAGCACAGGCGTCAGATCAATATGCGAAGAAAGCGGTCTTCTATATGTATAGGGACTCTGAAGCAAATCCGTATTGGTCTAGTTCAGCGATAGCATTATCCGGTGCAGGAGTAGCACAGCAAATAGTTACTCTTGCTCCTAATCACAGCTATTATGCAAAAGTAAGGCTATATAACGGTTCTGCTGGTTCTGAGATGTCCGATGCTGTTGCTATATCTGAAATCGTAGTACCAGCACAGGTTACAAATGCAGTCGCGACACCTCTCAGTCAGACACAGATCCAGTTATCATGGTCTGCTACAAATGGCGCTGCTAGTACTAATGGCTATGAGATAGAGTATGCAACGGACCCGAAATATTTTGGAGGGTCTAATGCAAGCACGACTTCCGCAAGCAATACCACGGAATATATTAATGTAGAAACCGGTCATACCTGGTACTTCAGAGTTAGAGCTAAGAATGCATCGGGTATTACAGGAGCGTGGTCTGATCCGCCGGCATCAGCCGCTGCCGCGAGTAAACCGAATCCACCGACGACCTGGACTCTGTCAAGTACAGCTTTTGTGGATTCTACCATAACATTATATTGGACACATAATTCGGCAGACGGAGCAAAGCCTACTAAGTCTGAGATCGAGTGGAGTCTCAATGACGGTCAGAGCCATAGTATCATTGTTACTCATGACCTCGGTCCTGATGACCGCGATTACACGTTCAACTACGAACTCGCACTTGCTTCGCTTAGCTTTAACGACGGCGATATTTTAAAGTGGAGAGTCCGCACCCAGGGCGTTGAAGCAATGGGGTGGAGCGATTACTCTGTACTTAGAGAGATCAAGATATATTCTCCTGCATCTTTGAGCATATATGTCGAGAACGAGATCGACGCATATCCAATAAGCCTTGATATCACGGTCACCCCGGCAACACAGTCTATAGTATCGTTCTACCTTGCTATAAGTGCGAGAGACTCATATGATGACAACGACTACATGGGCGAATTCCAGCATGTGGTGGCAGGTCAAAGGATATTTTCAAAGAATTACTCAGGCCTTGATAATGTGGACACAATAAGCCTGACTCCATCAGACATCAATCTGATGAATGGTCAGACTTATGATGTCGAGGCGATAGTTGCAACCTCAGCAGGTCTTACGGCAGAGGCTACAACGGAGTTCACGCTTGATATAACTGAACCTGACTATTATCTCGATATGGGTATAACCATAGACCCTGATTCACTGTCAGCAGCTCTTATTCCGGGGTGTTATTCGGACGTGAGTGAGGATGAGGAAGGCGACGACGTATATGATATCGAGAATATCGTAGACAGTGTAGTTCTCAGTGTATACAGGATCAACTTCGACGGCTCTTTTACACCGATAGAGATCAACATTCCAAATGACGGCATAACTGTTATATCAGATCCGCATCCGGCTCTTGATAATGGCAAATACCGACTTGTAGCTCTCGATAACGCGACTGGGGCAATGTTCTTCGATGACGTTATCAGCGAGGACCTCGAGGTCAAAGGCTTAGTCCTGCAATGGGATGCTAAGTACGCGAATTACTTGATACGAGATATTGTTGAAGAGATAGATGAACCTGCTATAGGTGATATGGCGGGAGGTACGACTCTTAAGCTCCCGTATAATGTCAAGAAGAACGAATCATCTGATATAGATAACAATCTTGTCGAGTATATTGGCCGCGAGCATCCTGTTAGTTACTATGGAACGCAGAAAGGGCAGAAGTCGTCCTATTCTACGGATGTACCAAAGGACGACCTTGATACTCTTGATTATTTGAGAAGACTTCAGATCTGGCCTGGCGATGTTTATATTCGTGCTCAGGATGGACTTGGGTATTGGGCAACGGTTGAGGTATCGTTTGACCGTGACTATGACTCTTTAGTTATGCCTGTTAACATAGACGCCACAAGAGTCGACAGTGATAGACCATAGGAGGTTATATTTATGATTGACTGGACGAGGTCAATGCAACAGACCTACGAGTTTTATACCGTTGACCCCGACAGTTGGGGTGATAAAGAAAAGATAACCACCATCGAATCATGCAGTATTACAAGAGACGCGACAGTCGATACCCTCGGCTCCGCGTCTTTTAACTGCAGGGATATTATGGACGAGCAGTATATCAGAGTATACCTCAGAGTCAAACAGGACGATGAGAACGATAGGGTATGTCTTGGTACCTTTCTTACTCAGACGCCGTCGAGCAAATTCGATGGTAAGAGAAATGATATTTCCCTTGACGGTTATACTCCTCTAATCGAGCTCAAACAGGACAATCCAACTCTTGGGTATACCGTTCGTAAGAACACCCCAATCATGAGTACAGTATATCGTCTTTGTACGGAGCACATGAGAGCGCCTGTTCTCGAGGCTAAAAACGATAAGACCATGTATAACCATTTCGTAGCAAATACGGATGATACATGGTTTTCTTATATTTCTGATCTTATGGCGAACGCCAACTATAGCTTCGGCCTTGAACCAAACGGGAGCGTGGTGTTTGAGCCGTATATCGAGCTTTCATCAATGCGTCCTGTATGGGAGTTCAACGATGGTAATAGTTCGATATTGATGCCAGAGATAACAAATGACAGAGATTTGTTCAATGTGCCTAATGTAGTAGAGGTAGTTTACTCAACCGATAACGAGATCTACACCGCAATCGCTATCAATGATGACCCAAATAGCATTACATCAACAGTCTCGAGAGGACATATAGTAAGACATCGTGATACCAGCCCAAGCATTTCCGAGAATATGTCAGGTGATAACGCCCAGGCATATTTAGATGCATATGCTGAGAAGCTTCTTAGGAATCTTTCGAATGTTGAGCATGAACTTACATATTCTCATGGATATTGCCCTGTAAGACTTGGAGACTGCGTCCTGCTTAATTACGAAAGAGCAGGACTAAGAAATATAAGAGCCAGAGTAATAAGACAGGACATCGACTGTGAGACAGGGTGTACCGTATCAGAGACAGCGATTTATACAACACAACTGTGGAGGTAAGAGAATGGGGATGCCAGTAATAAGTCCTAGCGTTCTTTCTAAAGTCGTAAAAACTATCACACCTAAGAACGAACGCGTTGAGGAATCGCAGTTCAGAGGTACGATAGTTTTTAGCGGAGGAGAACACTATATACAGCTTGATGGCGCGCCAAATGATTCTCTTACTCCGATAGCTAATATCGAAGAAGGAGCAAGCGATTCTGGTTTTGTGCACGGCGACAGAGTATTGGTCCTAATCAAAAACCATCAGGCAATCGTCACAAAGAACCTAACTACCGGACTGCAGGCTCAGGCGGCTAAGGATGCGAGTGCATTTACGACGGCTATAACCGATGAAGGGATAACCGCCCAGCGTATTATCGCGAATGATACATTCACTAATACATTAAGGGCGAACGATATTACAGCAGATGAGATTGTTGCCGGAATGGCCACGATCGACAGCCTCGACACGACCTATGCTCATATTACAAATGGCGTGATCGATAACGCTAAAATAGGTCATGCTGATGTTAATGGACTTAACGCTAACTATGCCCATATTACAAGTGGTGTGATCGACAACGCTAAAATCGATCAAGCAGATGTAAACAATCTTAGTGCTAATTATGCTCATGTGACTAATGGTGTTATCGATACTGCAACCATTGATCAGGCTAAGGTCAATAATCTTAGTGCTAACTATGCGCATACCACAAACGGCATCATAGACAATGCTAAGATTGGGCATGCTGATGTAAACGGTCTTAATGCTAATTATGCGCATGTAACTAATGGTGTTATCGACAACGCTAAGATCGGACACGCAGACGTAAACGGTCTTAACGCTAATTATGCGCATGTAACTAATGGTGTTATCGACAACGCCGAAATTGGTTATGCTGATGTAAACGGTCTTAATGCTAATTACGCAGAAATCGACCTTGCCAATGTAAACAATGCATGGATTCAAAATGGCGTCGTAAAGGATGCCGCTATCTCAGATGCACAGATAATAGGTGTATCGGCAAACAAGCTGACTGCTGGAACGATCGATGCCTCGAACATCACGGTAACCAACTTAAATGCAGACAACATTACGGCTGGAACACTTAACGGACAGCGCATTGGACAAGGTTCGCTGAGCCTTGACAAACTTAACCAAGAGGTTCCAACGAAAACGTATGTCGATAATGAGCTTGAGAATCTGCAGGGCCAGATCGACGGGCAGATTGAAACGTGGACGGGAAGTGTTGTTCCAACTCTCCAAAATTCCCCAGCGGTAAATTGGGGAAACAATTCCGAGAAGCATAAACATGTTGGTGATATTTACTACGTGGTAAATGCCTCTAATTCGGCGGATGGCTACACGTATCGCTTTACAGAAAGCGGAACAGCAGCAAACCCGACGTATAGTTGGACGCTTATCAAGGACAATCAGATAACAAAAGCCCTTCAGGATATTTTGGATATACAGGGCGACATTTCTGATATTCAGACGTTCGATACTCAGATAAGTAGCTGGAAAACTGATACCGATTCAGAACTTACTTCACTCAAGAGCAAGACGTCAACTCTTGAGACAAACTTGGGCAACAAGGTGGACACTACTACCTTTAATGAATTAAGCCAGACGGTTGATGAGAATTCGTCGAGTATTACAAGTCTAACTACAACCGTAAACAATAAAGCAGATTCATCTACGGTAACTACATTGTCGAATACTGTTAGCTCAATTCAGCAGACAGCCAACAGTAACAGCTCGACAATATCGCAGCTTACAACAACGCTCGGTACAAACGCCGACGGTACAACAAAGGCTAATGATATTGTTCACAAGGTATCGGCTGTCCAGCAGGATTTAAGCGGGTTCCACACTACTGTTGAAGAAACATATGCAACAAAGACATCGGTCAATGGGAAAGCTGATGCAAGCACTGTCTATACGAAGTCTGAAATAGACCAAACAGTATCTGGTATCAACGCTTCTGTCTCTGCAAAGGCTGACGGGCAGGAGACTACAGCCGCATTAGCATTAAAAGCTAATAAAGCAACGCTTACATCAGAGATAAATGCATCAGCAGATACTGTGAGAATCGATGCTGATAGAGTGAATATTGAGGGAGCGACTATATTTACTTCTGGAAGATTAAGTCAGACGAGCCTCAATAGTGCCTATGATTCTAAAGGAGCTGCCGCTACAGCCAAAGCGGAAGCTATAGCTGAAATACCAACAAATGTATCGGAGCTGACTAACGATGCTGGGTATCAGAATGAAACACAAGTGTCTAATGCTATAACGAGTGGCGTATCTGGAAAAGCAGATAAGACAGCTGCGGTTTCTGAGGAACAGTATATTTACATTTCTAAGGCATCGGGAACAAGCTCAGTTAGCGAAAATAATACGTGGGTTACAAGGTCGGATGATGTCCAAAATACATGGACCACTAAAAGGCCTACATATAATCCAAGTTATCCTGTTCTGTTTGTAGCAAAACAGAAGAAGGTGGTAAGTGGAACTGTTACGTGCACAACTCCAGTTAAGGATGACACGACCACGGTAATAGATGGCGGGCACATTACAACGGGCACTATCGATGCTTCACAAGTAACAGTAACCAACCTCAATGCGAGTAACATCACTTCTGGTACGCTGAACGCAGATAGAATCGGAGCCGGATCAATCACAATCAGCAATGTGGATTCGACTATTCAGAACGCAGTTGAAACCGCTCAGAATACTTTTATTTTCGATACTACTTATACAATGAGTGGAACTATAGCAAGTTTCGAGGCTCATTTGTATAAGGGCGGTGTTGATGTAAAGGAATACGTTGATGGCAATAACGATCCGTTATATCCGCCATCTATGTTTACATGGTATTTGAAACATGAGGATTCACAAACACAGCAAGGTGACTATATAGGATATGGATACCGAATAAACGTAAACCTCAGTACTTGTAATTATGGCGCTGAAGTAATAGCTCACTTTACTACTACGGACGATTCTCCTTTGCTGAATGTCAATGACGATAATCTGACCGATGCTAATAACAATACTTTGACGGGCAGAACGGAGTCTGGTGAGTCGGTTAGAGTCAGAGACTTGACTGTTACTACTTCTTTGAGTGGTGCAGATAAGTTGATGGTTATAGGGGCTGAGGATGAGCACCTTGTATCCATCAATACACTTCAAGCATATCTTAATGCTAACCTTGATAAGCAAGTCAAGTTCAATACTACTGCTGGATGGAACTCACAGACTTCGTTGGTGTCGCAAGTAAACACCTTGTATGTCTATACGGACCATCAAGTCGATAGTCAAGGACGAAATGTAGCTGGAATAAAGGTGGGTGACGGGCTTGCTTATGTGGTCGATTTGCCATTTACGGACGCTATAGCCACAGAGCATATAGCTAATACAACAGCACATATAACGAGCGCAGAGCGAGCGGCATGGAACAGTAAAGTAAGATGCTACTACAGTGGAGTAGAAAATCTCGTATTCACGACAGCATAAAGGAGCAATCAATGGCAGATATATCTAAAATAACACTACCTTCGGGTACTACTTATGATATCAAGGATGCTACAGCACGCTCCTTGATTAGTGAGATGTCAGGTTATACTGACTTCCTCGGGGTTACAACAACGGCGCTTACTGATGGAGCTACGACAAACCCTATCACTATCAACAATGCAAGTGTTACTGCGAAGAAGGGCAATATCGCCACTTACGGAAGTGCTGAGTTTATTTTTAACGGCACAGCATGGCAGGCTTTCGGAGATTTATCGGGGCTTGGAAGTCTTGCATATAAGAACAGTGCAAGCGGTACTGTAGCTGTTCCAAAGACTTACACAACAACAGTAACACCGACCACTACAAGCAAGTATGTTGCAAGTTCTGCTACAGGTGGTGGCAGTGCAAGCAAAGGCACGGTGACTGTCAGTAAGGCTTCAAGCGGTACAGCGACCTATACGCCAGCTGGAAGTAATGCAAGTTCAAGTGTAAGTGGTTCTTGCACAGTCACACAAAGC